ATGAACTTCAACATCACGACCTTCAAGTACATCTGCAAGTTTTAAATATAACTCACTTACACGATATACTTCATTCATTAAACGAAATCTTGGACGATTTTGTTTTTGATCATAATCTTTTTCACGGTATACTTCACCAAACAATTTGCATCCGTGTTTTCCATCAATATGAATTACAATTGCCAGAACATAATCTGCATACCACACTTTATCAATCTTGAATCTTTCTGAATCACAACCAATATAAATTTTTGTTTCTGCACTTTGTTTTTCAATAAAGTTTTTTACTTCTTCAAGATTGATCTTTTTCATAAAGTCACCTTTTCGGTTTTGGTAATTGTGGAAGTTTTTTCCACTCCTCTATCCATTTTTCTTGTTCAGATTGTTTTTCAATAACTCTATCGAGTTTTTCATTTGCTTCTTTTAATCGTTGTATCACAATATCATTTTTATCTCTTGTATCGTGTATGACTTTATGCATACCGTCTAATCTACCTTCAAATATGAGTACACGTTCTTTGAAGTAGTCAACATCACGGCCTCTTGACCAAGCAATAGCTAAGATGACCAATGTTGTACAAAACAATGCCATCAAGCAATACATTAATATTTCTTTTTTATCTTTATCTGTAAGTTCTTTTAATATTTTCATATGTTTTTATAAAAATGGTCCGAGTGGCAAGATTCGAACTTGCGATTTCCTGCTCCCAAAGCAGGCGGAATAACCAGACTATCCTACACTCGGTTGTTTTATTTACTTTGATATCTAACTCGACAAGACACATTCATTTGTGATTTTGCCTGTTTAAGTGCTTTTTCAAAGGTGTGTTTTTTTGCTAAACATTCTTTTTCATTTTTAAATTCTTCTACAACTGCAAAATTTTCTATAGAACCTAACCAAATAATCAGTAAATAAGATATCATGTTTATCTCCTATTTGGTGCCCCTTGACAGAATCGAACTGCCAATTGCTCATTACAAGTGAGCTGTTATGCCATTTAACTAAAGAGGCAATTCAATACCTTATATATGGTGGGTAGCCAGGGACTCGAACCCCGTATGCCTAAGGCGCCGGATTTACAGTCCGGTGCAGTAACCTGTTCTGCTCGCTACCCAATGATAAGGGGCACACCAAGCGTTTCCCAACGAGTGGCTGTTGTTTAAGAGTAGGCGTGACGTTCCCGCTCACTCCCCCTTTTACTTTTTAAAGAACAAATATTATATTATCACTACCACAATATTTTGTCAAGCTTTACTGTTGTAAAAATACAACACTTGGAAATAAAAAACCTCAAGATTTTTAGGCCTTGAGGTTTTGGAATTTAATTATATTTTAAATTTGATTTTCAAAATCCTGTTGCGGCCATTCTAACCAACCAAGTGGTTCTGCTACTATAGGTGTGTCTGGATCTTGAATATTTTTAAACACTTTGTGTAATTCTTCTTTAATAACAAACTTAGTAAATAATCCTGTGCTCATACCGTAGGCTTCTATTTCCCATGGTTCAAACCAGTAATCTATGGTATCTACATTGACTTTTGTGCCACGCCACCGAGTTGCTGATTCATTCATTTCAGAATAAGCATATTGTTTAACATGAACCATTTCGTGAGCGAGTGTTTCTAAAATATCTCTTGCGCCAATGCCTGGATTTAACTCAATTAAAAATTCTCTTGGTTTTCCAGAATCATTGTATTCTTCAACACTAGCATATCCATATACATCTAGTTTATCATTGAACTTGATTTGTACATAGATATTATCCATTAATTTCTTGGATAACAAATTTTCGGCATAAAAGAGAGCTGCACGCTTAACGAATGGTCGGAAGCGTTCTTTATCAGGACATTTAACGATGCTGAGTTTCATCTTAGGTCCTTTCCCTTGATATACATTATTTATCTGACTAACTAATTTCACCTGGTGAAATTTCTATCTCTATGTTGCATTGTTTCAAAAACTCAATTCCATGGCTGTCACGGTAATGTTTTCGAAAGTAGACCTTTTTAATTCCAGAGGTGTAGATTTGTTTTGCACAATCTATGCACGGGGCATGGGTCAGGAACATCGTGGAACCGTCTCCTGATTCAGGACCTTTAGCGAGTTTCGCAATCGCATTGGCCTCTGCATGGATGACTTCTGGTTTGGTCTTTAGATTATAACTGGTGCCATCTTCTTCACGGAATTCATGTTCGTATGGTGACTTATAATCTCGGTATTCACAATCGTTAGTCCAACCGGCAGGCATACCATTATAACCAATGGAAATGATTCTGTCATCTTTGACAATAATTGCACCCACCTGTAAACGCTTTGCACTTGATAACTGAGCAAAGCGGTGTGCAACATCCATGTATGCGTTAATATATTTTTGTTTCATAATAAAGTGGTGCGTCCGGAGGGACTTGAACCCCCAGCCAACGGATTATGAGTCCGCTGCTCTAACCAATTGAGCTACAGACGCAAGATTACCAATAACCATCATCAATCCAAATTCTAAAAGTTAAACATAACATTTCAATAATTAAAGTGTCGTTGTCGATAACCCATTCATCAGATTTTGTAATATATGCATCTACACGCCAATGAAAAGGATTACATTTAAATGTTATATTGAAACCAGAATACTTCAAATAATTTAAAATCTTATTTGACATATTCAATATTATCTTTTTTAATATAATGCACTTCTCTCAAAGAGTCATTATTTGGAATAAATTTATTAACAGGAATAAAAGTGATACCATCAATATTTTTTGATGGCCAATGTGACCAAGTGTAATAGGTCTGCTGGTTCGTTTTGGTACGAACAGTTAAAATGGTAGGAGTTTTCACATTTTTCATACTATAATAATACTACAAACGGAGAGGTATGTCAAGTACCTCTCCGTATTATTACCAACTACTCATCACCGTTAATGGTAATCCTTTTAATGGCATCCTGAGTTTGTACCAGATTTTCCAACCAAACTTTTAACATACCATTTACCATTTCGGCATTTTTAATTTCAATCTTATCTGCCAATGTAAATGTACGAATAAAGTTGCGGTTAGCAATTCCTTTATAGAAGTATTCTTCAGAAGAATCATCTTCTTTTGCGGAACCTTTGATAACCAGTTTATTACCTTCCAATGTAACTTCAATATCAGATTTGGCAAAACCTGCTACTGCCAATTCAATAATGTATTTGTTTTTCTCAACTTGTTTGATATTGTAAGGTGGGTAATTTGCAATTGCTTTTTTACCGATCTCGGTTGTCATCTGTGATACATCATCAAAAAATTTATCAAAGCCGATAGAAAAAGGTTGCAGGTGTTTTGAATAGTCAATAAGGCTAGGAAATGTAGTCATAATATATCTCCTTAAGCAAATGATTTGTAAGATTTCAATGCTTTTTCAAAAGCACCGGAGTAATCATATTTTGTGGCAGATTCAACAAACACATCAGAAGCATGAACCATCTGACGAGCAAATTGTGCCTGAGCATCTACAAAAAGTTGTAGTGGCTCACGAATAGTTTCTTCATTTACAAATGTGTTAAGGAATTGAGTTTTGGCGTATTGAACAGAATCAATAGCCGTGTTGAGGTACGCTTTCATAGTTTTCTCCTTTGTTAAGCGAGTTAATCAAAATTGCCGCCCAATAGGCACGGCACCATTTACTATACTAGTATTTATACTAGGTGTCAATAAGATCCTGGTTTTTTACCAATATTATATTTTGGTACTAAATTCCAGTCATCTTTTTCTTTATGTGAAATGATCTTTACCTGTGATAGAAATATAGGTGGTGGATCTTCTACCTTTTTTCTATCTACAATTTCCACCAAACCCCAGTCCTCTAGCAGTTTGGCTATGGCATTCCTACGAGATAAGTCATTCTCTGAAATGTCATTAGGTTTACCATCTAAAGCAAACAGTTCCTTAAAGTGTACGATATAGTACTTGCCTTGTTTGTGTAATATGTGGCAAGACTGGTATAGGGTTTTGTCTTTTTTGGAAGCAACACCGATTCTGGTAAGCGTTTCACGAACCTTCAGAAAATCGTCTTTTTCATCTAATATCACTTCTATTAAATCTGTAATCGAAATCATGATTTTTTCATTCCGCCTGTATCTGTTCTTTTTATTATTTCAGCGATCTGCTCATCATTTAGAATACGCAAGGCTTCTTTGGCCTTCTCATTTGAGTAACCAAAATATGTCTTAATATATCCTAGATTCTTGTCGGCCGATGATTTCTGCCACGGTTCAAATTTCCGTTTCATAGACCTAATGGTATTTAGAAGGTACTGGAACTGTAAATCTGGTGACAGATCCGGATGCTTGTTCATTTCATTGGCATAAAGTACACAATCCATATGGTAAGACAATGAACGGTTAACGACAAAAGCATTGTAATCCTTTAGATCCAATTCGTCCCTAAACGGATTCTTCTTGGTTTGTAGTATGGCAGGTACGATTTCTTTAAATAAATCTGGCATTTTTTTCACTTATTGAAACAATTTTAATACCTTTTTCAAATTTGTAATCATAATGAGTTTCACTATTTAATAAAGGTTTTAAACTGTAAATCAAAGTATTTTCTATATCTGTCAGGTTAATATATTCAGGCAAATCTTGTGGTGAAATTGATATAGTTTTAACTGTAATATCGCTCAGATCACGACCAAATATATCAATATATTTGTATGCAGCAGAATGATTTTCATCAGGCCTTTCTGTTCCACGAACACCAGATATAAATCTACCTATTCTTTTATGAATAGAAGATTCAGAACACCCAACATAAATTGGCTGTTCATTTTTATATAAAATATATATTCCTCTATTTGCCAATTTTCTATTAGTAAAAAAACCTTGAGCAGTTTCTTCTCTAATTATAACTTTTTCAAAATTATCTAAAGAAATTTCTTTTAAAAATAAAGGAAGAAAATCTTCGGGCTCATATTGAATTTCAAAAAATATATTTCTTTTCATTATTTAAACTCACAATCAACCATGATTTCTGTAAGACAAGCGGTTGTGTTGATTTCGTGGTCAGCAACAAACGCAGCCTGATATTGATACTTGGCAAGAATTAAAACCAACTGAGGTACGGATTGTGGTTTCAAAACTTCATACAGACCTTCATAAAGTTTACGATATAGTTTTGTTGGATCGTTATCTAGATTGTTGGTGACCCATTTACGAGCAGATGAAAAATCTTTACCTTTCAATGCTGTAATAAGATTAGACAAATCAACATCAGCAACACTACCAAGAATACCTTTATCGATTACACCAGATACGGAATATCTTTGTAGTTCATTGAGAACTCTCCTATTATCAGGAAAGTGTTTTGTGATGAGTGCTGCAAGAACAGACTTTTCATATTGAACATTTTCTTGTTCTAGAATGTGTTCAATTCTTTTCATCAATGATGTAGCCATTTTCTGTTTGCAACCATTGATCTTGAAATCAACAACAGCACAACGAGAATGAATTGGATCGATGATACGATTCTTGAAATTACAAGTAAAGATGAACGAACAATTGGATGCAAATTCTTCTATTGCACCACGCATTGCAGGTTGTGTTGAGTTTGGATTTAGATAGTCTGCCTCATCAATAATGACAACCTTTCGGCCACCCATAAGTGAAACAGATGAGGCATAGTTTTTGATTTTGGTGCGTAGAACATCGATGCCTGATTCATCTGAACCGTTGATAATGATATAATCACAACCAACCTGTTCACACAAAGCTCGAGCAACTGTAGTTTTACCAACACCTGCACTACCAGATAATAGTAGATTAGGAATTTCTTTTCGATTTACATATTCTTGAAAGGTATTCTTTAATGCATCTGGTAGAATACATTCCTCAATAGTTTTTGGCCGATACTTCTCGACCCAAAGTAGATGTTCCATTCACATTCTCCATAATATATTTACAACTCATTTTACTTCATTCATACCTTCAAATAAAGCCACAAACTCATTGAACTCAGCAGTTTCAGACTGAATGCTTTGATTGTATTGTGCCTTAGCTAACTTCTTAATAATCTTTTTAGGAATTTTTAATGCATCAAATGTTCCATCAACAATATCTTTGATTGCTTCATTCTCTGAATCAATTTTTGTCATAGATGAATTGATTTCTGAGATAGCATCTTTTAATGTTTTCAACTGTTCTTCATTAAAGTTTCCAAATAATGTTTGTACTGTAGTCATAGTTTATCCAAATATACAATTAATAATTAATCGATACCGCTTAACTGTTGGTGAACAAGCCGAATGTAAATGATTCGAATCAAAAATTACAGCACGACCTCTTTGAGGTGTGATTACTTGATTTCTGGTTAAACTACCAACCGGTTCTCCATAAAATTTTTCATTATAGAGTACGGTATCACCATCACCACCGTTTACATAGTATAGAAGTGTTTTTCTTCCACCAAGATAAACTCCGTCTTTGTAAGATTCAGGATTAGAATCATCCACATGAGGTGGTTCTAAAGTTGGAGAACCTTGAGGCATCAATAGGTTTGCTTTGATACGTGTTGTTCCAGTAACCTTGCCAACATATCTCTCATATTCAGCAATCAAAGGTGCAATATAAGGTAAGAAAATACTTTTTGTTACATTGTCCTCTACAAAATAATGTTTAAATTGAATATGTTCTTTAGTTGGTTCATCAATACTCCAAAGATTATCCGTTGGTTGTGAATATGTGGAATACTTAGAGAACTTCCATTGTACATCTTCTCCACACAATAGTTCATAAATGGACTTTTGAAATATTAAAGGAATAAAATCATCGATGATTACTGGTTCCACTTTATTCGCCAATCTTTGTTAATTTACTTTCAAATGCAATCCAATACTGAATGTCATCTCTACTGTTCTTAAAGTTGACCATGCCTTTAAAAGAGATACTAACATCATATGATCCAGGAATCATTTTGAGATTTTCGATATTGAATACAATCTTATATTGTTTTCCTTTGCCTTCACCAACAGCGATAGAATTGGTGTGTGCAGAATCATCTTTTGCATCAAAAGAAACAACTTCAATTGTTGAACCATCAGAAATGATGCCAATGTGTGGTGATGAAAGCGTTGAAGCAGTTTTCATCAGAATATCATAATCATCAGATTTCAATGTAAAACTATCATCAACTGTTGGCATGACAAGTTCTTTTTCTGGAGGGACAACAAGAGTTTCCTTTGCTGCCATCCTGTAACTTGTTTTTCTGTTACCAGATTTGAATAGAATATTTGAATCTGTAAAATCAATTTCACCGTCTTTGAAAAGACCTTGTACAGACAAAAATTGGTTTAGGTCGTATACACAAAAATCTTTAGGGAAACTATCTTTGATGTTTGCCTGTGCAAGGACAGACTTTGATGCAGAGATGGTACTCAATTTTGAACCTTTTTTAACAAGAATATTTCCATTGATAGTAGAAAAATTCTTCAATACATTTAATGTATCAGATGATAACTTCATTTCATTCTCCATAATAAAAAAACAATAATATCACAAATTGAATTATTTGTCAATAGAATACTTTACATCATGTTCATATAAAAAATATAGGCAACACATTGCGTGTGCCAAGTGGTGAATACCAGATTCAGGATCAATCTGTTCACCTTCTTTCCATGCCCACAGATGGCGTTGCATGGCATCAAAGTACCTGCGTTTAGAATCGGGAACAATTTTCCAATTATCGGCTTCATACTTCTCAGCACCAAAAGTTAATACTTTTACCATCTCTTTTAGTGCTAACGGTGGAATCAAACCATATTGTAATTTTCCCCCGTCAAACTTACGGCCACCAGTTGAGGCATTTTGTGATGCCTTAACTATGTCTTTGAATTTCATTACATTTCACCCACATAGTTTGCAACAGCAGGCATATCTCCTTGAAAATGATATGTGCCGATATGTGAGGTTCTCATCCAAGGACACAACCAAATCTGTCCTCCGATGTTTCTCCACCATTGGCAGAACATATAATCTTCTGAGAGATATCGCTCTGATTTTTCATCAATAACGGTATCAAAATATGCATGAATGTAACGAGTGCCATCAAAATTGGCTTGACCAACATGATCTGGTTTGTAACGAAACTCTGGATAAGCTTTTTCCCATTTAGGAAATACTTCACGCTTGACCATCATAAATCCAGTTCCAATCTCCATAACTTCAAGTGGTTCTGTGACCGAAAACTGTGCGGTTCCTTTAACAGGATTAAACACATAATCACCTGTAACTTTTTCTAAGAGACCTGGATCAATGTCAGGATTCTTTTCCATTGCACGTTTAACAGAACGCCATTTAATTGCTTTCTTAGGATATGGTGCGCCGATGACATCACGATCTAATGCCAACATTGCAATAACATCTTGTGGATTAAAGTGAATGTCTGAATCAATAAACAACATATGTGTGCAATCTGAACGATGTAGAAATTCATCAACAAGATAATTTCTTGCACGTGTAATTAATGATTCATTAAACAGGAAAGAAAATTTGATGGGTACACCATAAGACATCAACATACCTTGTAGATCAAGGCATGATTTCATGTACAACCCATAATTTTGTCCACCATACATTGGGGTTGCAACGAATAAACTTTTCTTTTGTAAATCTTCTTTTTTAATTGAAATTTCCATTATAACTCCAATGTGTGATAAAAGGGAGAGTTACCGAAGTAACCCTCCCAACTCAAATCAATATTACTGATTGAAAGAGTAACCGGCACGCAAAGCTGCCTGAACGAGAGCTTTGCTTGGTTTACCCATGCGGTAGAACTTAACCAAACGACCATCTTCTGTACGCTTGGAGTTTGTGTAGATGCAATGGCCTTCTTTGCGAAGTTCATCGATACGGGCGGTAACATTGCTGATACCAAAACGGCGTTGTGCTTGTGCTACGGTGAAAGTGTTGTAACCACTTTTTGCTTTGAGGGCGTTCAACATTTTGTCTTTTGCAGATAACTTCATTATATAAACTCCTTGTTCATAGTTAAATTAAATCCTTGCTTTAAGCAAGTTCTCACAGTATACTATTATGTATATGATTTGTCAAGATTATTTGTGGTATACTTGACTATCGACCAACTTGTGGTAGATATTTTGCCTTGGTTTCTTCCCAAGACAGGTATATCAAATCGTCATAGAAAAGAGAATCATATGAAACGGTATTCTTTTTCTTTAACATTGATATACGACCCTTAGCATACTTGGTTTTCCAAATATTGGCAAGAGTTTCTTCACTGGTATCAAACGACTTTACCAGTTTATCTTCCTTAATTTCTTTCCTTAGAAATTCAGAAGTATTATTATAGAGGTAAGAAAAATATATACCTCTTTGGTGTTCCGTTCTTATTAGATTTTTTGGAATACCTAATTTTGAATAAGCGAAATTCAATGACCTATTTTTGTGATCTCGCTTAAGTGGAAGACCTTGTGTGTTTTTGGCTTCCCACCACTCAAAATATTTTCTTGTATGGTTTTCTTTAATCCAATTGAAAACCATTCTGCTTGTTTCTCTTGTAGGTTCAAATGCAACAGAACCAGAAGAAAAACCCATTTTTTTCCAATGTTCTAACCCATCATATTGTGAAAGTCCATTAGATTTTGTATTTCCGTATAAAGATGTTGTGGTGACACCAACTAGAACATCACCATATCTTTCTTGCCAATCTTTCTGTACGGTATCAGAGAGACACAACAAAGCAAGTAACTTGCCGCCCATGTAGTTAAATCCCAAAGGTTGTAAAGGTACGATAGTAGAACCAATTGCGGTATGGTTAATCATGCCTTGTTGTGTCTTAACCTCTCTTGACCATCCAATTTCTTTATCTCTTGGTGTTAAATCTAAAAAATCTGATGAGATACAAATTACACCAAGATATTTTTTAGTTACATCATCAACAATAGTATAGAATAAGTTTCTTCCTATATTTGAATTGTTTTTCATTGTAGAAGAAAATGTTCGAATGGCATTCCATGTTTCTGCCAAATCGCCATTTGAAATTTGCATTACAGGTTTTAACTTTTCATAATCATCAGGTTCTTTTGGCATCCAGAAGTTAGATTTAACTTGTTTGATAAGTTTCTCTTGTTCTTTACTAACCATTTGAACTTCATCACCAAATAATGTTGATATCTGTTCTACTGGATATCTCTCTTTGACTTCACACCATTTTTGATACAATGTATATTCACGAACATCCATTTGTGATGCGTAAGACAGGTTTTCAATGAGCCTATCTTTGACTTCATTTGTGTCGATGTGTTCAATTTTAGGATTGCTTTCTTGCCAATCCTGCCATTGTTTATCTACGAATTCTATGGGTGTTGCCATTATGCTAGTTTCATTTTCTTCAATAGTTTATTTCTTTTCTTAATACCCATTGCCAAAGCAAGAGGTTTAACTCTCTCAGTATACACGACACCATTCATATGATCAAGCTCATGCAGAAAACAACGAGCAGATATGCCAGAAAATTGTGCTGTTTTTTCGGCACCAGTAAAGTCTTGATACTTCACTTTGATTTCAGCAGGTCTAGTAATTCTTAATCCTAAGAAAGGAAAAGACAAACAACCTTCTACTATGTGTGCCATCTCATGTGAAACGTGTGTAACTTCTGGATTAAAAAATGCCACATATTCATCATCAGCACCCATAACAAAGACACGGTATGGCATTCCACATTGATTGGCAGACAATCCAACGCCACGATATTCTTTGCAGGTATCAGTCAATCTAGATGCTAGTGCATTTGGATCGATTGGTGGATTATCAAAATCAAATTTTGGCATTGCTTGAGCCAAAATAGGATCAGTTTCTTTAACCAATTTCAATAATTGTTTTGGTTGTGGTGGTGCAATTACTGCTTCTTGGTTTGTATCAATTGTAATAATTTCAGACATTATAATCTCCTATTTAAATTTTGGTCCACAGACCCATCCAACAAGTGAATATCTTTCTCCTTGTTTTATTGGTGTAACCTCATGTAATGTCCAAGAAGGAAAAATTGTCATGACACCGATACCTTTTGGTGCATTATCTGGATCTTTTGAATTGTACAATAAAAGATCTCCTCCTTTATACATTTTCTCATCACTTAATTGTATTGTAAATGATAACTTTCTGTGAGTATTTCCTTCATATGTAGAATCTATATGTTTGCCATAAAAACTTCCTTTTTTATTATAAGCAGTAAATTGAAGTTCTTCAATAAAAGTCAAATCATAGTTAAAGAATTTTTCATTTATATTTTTTACAACATCTGTACATCTTCGATATATCCATTCAAATTCAGAAAAGTATTCTCTCTCACATCTAAACCAACAGATATCAGTAATTCTCCTTTTTTCATCTTCTTCACCATCATTAATGAGTGCTTTATTTAAATTAGATTTTTTACCTAATTTGATTATTTCTATACACTCTTGTTCGGTGAATACTTGTACCCAAGCCCACCTCTCATCAAATTTATCTTTTCCTAAAAACCAAGGCATAATATTCTCCTATTTTGCAATCTGACTAAAATTGTTTTTCTTTTCAAATCTAATAATTGATCTGAATTTATCAAACAATTGGTCACCTTTATGTGATATGACAAATATGTTTGTATCTGAACCCATTTCATGTATCAGTTTTAAAAATTCTTCTGTGCCAGTACCATCTAATGATGAATCAAATACTTCATCAAGTATTAATAGATTGGTATTAGTACTGTTCTTTAATTTTGCAATCTGTCTCCATGTAAACAATAGAGCCAAATCAATTCGCATCTTTTCACCTTCTGAAAAGTTTGCATAACTAAATTCATCTCGGTG